ATATATTAGGAGATAGTAGTTGTATTGCTGCTTATCCTTTAGATGGTTCGCCTCTTGATTTAAGTGGTAACTATAACGGAGTACAAACAAATGTTACTTACCCACAAGGGTATTTTGATTTGGCAGCTGATTTTAACAATGGTTATATAGACTTAGGTCGTGGTAGTAATGGATTATCTGGAGTTTTAAATCAAAAAGTATCTCAATCTGTTTCTTTTTGGATGAATGCAAGTTCGCCTGGTTTGGCTGGGAATAGTGTTATTTATAGTGTTTATTATGGATTTGGTATTAGTTTAAATGTTTATTATTTTGCTGATGGAACTTTGTATTTTTATACAAGATATAGCAATGTAGCCGCTGATTATCAAACTACACAAACATTTAATGATTCACAATGGCATCATATTGCGGTTTCAATAGATATTCCTAACCTTCAAAGAAAAGTATATATTAATAACACATTGGTAAGCACTCAATCGTTACCTTCAAATCCTTATGGAGGTTCTGGATTAGATATAGGGGTTGCAATTGGTACGGCTGGTAATTTTAATACGCAATACTATAACGAAAGATTAGACCAGCTTAGAATTTTTAATAAACCAATTACCGCAGGAGAAGTAACAACACTATATAACGAAACACCTTGTAATTAAATAAAGGGGGTGTAAAAGCCCCCATATAAAAATGAACGTCTTGGACAATAAAATATCATTCATTAGCGGCTATGAAATTTAATAAATTAAATTTTTGGGTTTAAATTTACTGCCCTTAAACAGTTACTAAAAATATATTATCTTTACAAAAAAATTAATATTACATTTTAAAATATAAATATGGCAACAACAGGAGTATTTAACGGAACTAACCTTTTACTTAAAGTAGAAGATATCACAGTAGGACACACTACTTCGTGTACTCTTACTATTTCACACGATTTACCAGAGGCGACTACTAAAAATAGCGCTGGTTGGCAAGAGGTTATTTCTGGCGTAAGGTCTGGAGAAATTTCTTTTGAGGGGTTAGTAGATTATACCGACACCGCTAACGCAATTGAATTAGCAGATTACATTATTAACAGAACGCAAATAACTGCGGTATTTGGAACGGCTGCTTCTGGCGATGCTATTTACACCGCCGAAGGTTACATTTCAAGTATTGAGCAATCTGCTGAAATGGAAAGCCCAGTATCTTATAGTGGTTCAATTACCATTACTGGCGCTATTGTGAAGTCTGCAAACGCATAGGGAAGCGTTTAATAATATAGGGCGGTATTAACTTACCGCCTTTTCACGATTAATTAAAAAAGGAAACAAAATGGCAAACAAAAAAAGAGGGTACTACTCGCTAGTTATTGGTGGGAAAAACCGAACACTTCACTTTTCAATGAATTTCTGGGCGGCCTTTACGGACGAACTTAAAATTTCACTTGACCAAATAGACAAAGTTTTTTCTAGTTCCTTAAATCTTAATACAATTAGGGCGCTTGTTTATTCTGGTTTATTAGCAAACGACCAAGAAGAAGGCAACGAAATAGATTACAATTTGTATAAAGTTGGCGCTTGGTTAGACGATGTTACTTCTGAACAGTTTAATGAAATGGTTAATACGCTTACCGAAAGCCGTATTTTAGGCAATGATTTAAACGGCGGCATAAGTAGGAATGCAAAACCTACAAAGGCGACGACAAAAAAGTAGCAGCTTCCTTAACGTGGGAGGATTTAACCGACTATTATATAGGGCAAGCCGGTATTGAACCGGATAAGTTTTGGAAGCATACGTGGAAGGAAAACGCTCTGTTGGGGGAAAATTTTTTAATCAATACAAATCTACAATGGGAAATGTTTAGGTATTTATCTTCTATGGTATATAATACTAACGTAGGTAAAAAACGCGACCTAATTACCCCAGATAAGCTATTTAAACTACCCCAGGACGTTTATAATAAACCTAGTGGGCCTAAGTCTACTAAAGAAGAATTTGAGGCGTTTAAAGCGCTCGCAGATAAGGTACTTAATTAAGTGTCTTTTTTTGGTTATTTTTGTGATATAAAAATATTATATGGCTACTAATGAATTAAAGGTATTATTAACAGGGGACGCCTCTAGGTTAAGTGCCTCTTTAAATACTGCGAGCAGCAAACTAAAATCATTTGGTAAAAGTGTTTCTGGGATAGGTTCTAGCCTTTCAAAACTATCTTTGCCTTTAGCTTTAGCTGGTGGCGCTGCTATTAAAATGGGCGTGGACTTTGACAAGTCTATGACCAAGATAAAATCGTTAGTAGGAGTAGCAAGTGCCGAAGTAGATAAAATGGGCGAAGCTGCTAAGAAAATGGCTTCTGAAACAGGCGTAAGCGCTAACGATGCGGCAGATGCTTTGTTTTTTATAACTTCTGCTGGTTTGCGTGGAAGCGAAGCAATGGACGTATTAAACGCTTCGTTAAAGGCTTCTGCGGTAGGGTTAGGCGAAACTAAAATTGTTGCCGACTTAGCTACTTCTGCTATGAACGCATACGGTTCGCAGGTTCTTAGTGCTAGCGATGCGACCGACGTAATGGTTGCCGCAGTTAGAGAAGGTAAACTGGAAGCTGCGGAATTAGCTGCTTCAATGGGCCGTGTTTTGCCTATTGCTTCAAATATGGGTGTTTCTTTTGGCGAAGTTGGTGCTGCATTTGCTGCACTTTCTAGGACTGGTACAAATGCCGCAGAAGCCGCGACACAAGTTAGGGGTATATTTGCTAGTTTATTAAAACCCACAACAGACGCAGAGCAGGCGCTAAAACAAATGGGCCTTTCAAGTGCTGGTTTAAGAAAGTCTTTAAAAGAAGACGGTTTACTAGCTACATTAGAAATATTAAAAGCAAATTTTGAAGGTAATGACACCGCTGCTCAAAGAGTTTTTGGAAACGTTAGGGCCTTATCCGGGGTAATGGATTTACTAGGCGCCAACGTAGATACTACTAGGCAGATATTTGATAATATGACTAAAACGCAAGGGGCAACTGCTAAAGCGTTTGAAGCAACTTCAAAAAGTGCATCTTTTAAATTACAAAAAAGTTTAAACGAACTTAGGGTAGCTTTTACTGAATTAGGAGGCGAGTTATTAAAAACGTTTTTACCTTATATAAAAGCCGCGTCTAAGGCTTTAATGAATTTATTTAAAGGTTTTCAGGAATTAAGCCCAGAAGCTAAAAAAGCTATTATTATATTAGGCGGTATTATAACCGTATTAGGGCCAGCGCTTGTTGTCGTTGGTCAAATAATTACTGCATTTGGCGCGTTGTCTGGGGTAATTTCAACGGTTGCTAGTAGCGCCGTAATTGGTAAACTTATTGCTGGAGTAAAAACTTTAAATATAACGATGCTTGCTAACCCTTACGTTGCTATTGCTGCGGGAGTTTTAGCGGTTGGTACTGCATTTGTTACTGCTGCAAATCAAATTGCACCTTCACTAAGCACTTGGGAACAGTTAAAAACCGCTGTAAGTGGAATTGCTGCGCCAATGTCAATTGCCGGCAGGTTAGCTATGGCAGAAGCTGATAAGATAGGAAAAGCGGCAGGCAAAGCAGCAGCGGCAGCTTCCGGAGTTGGGCAAATTGATTCTAATGTAGGCCAAGCCCCAAAAGCTAAAGATTACGGCAGTATATTAACACCTAATGCAACGCCTGAGCCTAAAAAAACACCTACTAAAAACACAACAAAAGCACAATTACCAGTCCCAGACGATCTAGATATGCTTTTATCTGAAATGGAAAGAGATATTTCTGGGGTAGACGATTTGCTTTTATCAATGGGGCAAAACTTAGAAAACGCTTTAGATACTTCAAATGTAGAAACTTTCGCTAATGTGGTTAAAGATTCTTACGGAAGTCTTCACGAAAGCGTAAGTAATGCAGCCATAGGTTTTGAAGAAGGTAATAATAAAATTTTAGAAAATGCATCAGCATTTAACGTTGGGCTTAGTGAAATTGTTACAGGCGGTTTAAATGATTTAGCAGTAGGAATTGGCGAAGCCCTTGGAAGTGCGCTTGCTGGTGGTGGTAATTTAGTACAAAGTTTATCTACTGTTATATTAGGCACCGTAGGTAATATGGCTGTTCAACTTGGTAAATTAGCCATTTCAATTGGTATTGGAGTTGAAGGTATAAAAAAAGCATTACAAACATTAAACCCCGCAATTGCAATTGCAGGTGGTATAGCGTTAATTGCATTAGGTTCTTTTGCTAAAGCGCAAGCTGGTAAAATAGCTGGTGGCGGCGGAGGTGGTCAAACTGCCTTTGCTAAAGGGGGTATTGTTAGCGGCCCTGTAAATGCTTTAGTAGGGGAATATCCAGGTGCAAAAAGCAATCCAGAGGTTATAGCGCCTTTAAATAAATTGCAAAACCTTATGGGTGGTAATAATGGCGGTGGCGGTAATGTAAACGTAAACGGCGAGTTCATTGTAAGGGGTCAAGATTTAGTAGTAGCTTTGCAAAGAGCAGATAAAACAAGATCCAGAATAAAATAACAATATGGCATACGGAGCAAAATACCGTTTGGATTTTTCCGATACGGAAGGGAATAAAAGGCGTTTAGATATTTTACAGAAAAACTATGACGGTTATATTTACCCGTTAATAGGTACCGGTTCGCCTGCTAGTATTAAATGGGAGCAAGACAACGATTTTTACGACCCAATTATAGCTTCTAACTGCGCAATTAATTTAATACAAACTGATGCGGTTACCTACGAAGATTTTTACGATTTTGACGAACGAGAATTTTTAGTAAAAATATACTACGCCGAAACTAGGCAACCATATTGGGAAGACATAAACGACCAATACCAGGATTATAACGAACTATGGAATAGCGAAGACCCAGAAAATAATTACCAGTTATTTTGGCAAGGTTTCTTAATACAGGACACCTACCAACAGAAACTATCTGCGGCGCCTTTTAACGTATCTTTTAAAGCCGTGGACGGTTTAGGTTTACTTAAAGGAATTGATTTTCCTGTTGCGCCTAATAACGAGGTTACGCTTTGGGAATGCTTACACAAGTCTTTAAAAGAAACTGGTTTTGACGCTGATATTTACGTTAAAACAAATTTAAAAGAGGAAAACGCTGCTGCAATAACTAACGTATTTGAAGATGTTATTGTAAATAGTAGCACTTACACCGACGAAAATACTTATAAATTTAATACGGCAGAGGTTTTAAAATCTATTTTAACAGGGTTTAATTGTCGTATATTTCAAGCCAATGGCGATTGGATTATTATAAACAATGCAGATATTACAACGCTTGCAGCTATAACTTACAGAAAATATAATTATTTAGGCGCTTACCAAAGCAATAATATATTAGGTGATACTGTATTTATACCAAGCGATGCTTTGCCTATTGGGGACGACCTTTTAAAAGAAACAAGCGGTGGTTTAATAGAAGTTTCAAATACTGTTAATTTAGATAGGCAACTTAACTATATACCCAACGGTAATTTTGAGGGCGATTTTGCAGACTGGGTTTATGATAGTGAATTTGTAAGCATAGGCACAAATGGAATTAAAGGTTATAAGTCTGCTAAAATATTAGGTACTACTAGCGCTTTTGAAGATATACTTTCTAATACGTTTTTAATTAAGGCTGAAAGCAGCGAGGATGACAATACAAAATTTGATTTTAGTTTTGAGGTGCAAATGCAAAACGGAGGTTTCCAGGGTACGATTGCAAGGTACTTTGTTTACTTTCAAATAGTAGCTAGATTTAGGGAATATGTTAGTGGCGCTTATACCGATAATTACCAAACTTTTTATTACGACCAATTAACTAGCGTATGGACTGAAACGCCATTTGTAAACAGTTTTGTTTATTCTGGTAGGGGGGAATGGCTTACATATAAAAAAGAAATAACTTATAACTGCCCAAATGTAACGGCAAATTATAAGCCTTACGATATTAGTTTTAGATTTAGCAAGCCTAAAAAAGATGCTGGAGGCGCTCATATTGCTGCCTTTATTGGTGGCGTTCAAATGAACTGGAAAACGTTGTTGTATTTAGATGCGCCAGACGTTGAAAGCGAAACTTTAATATTTGATTCTAAAAATTTAGAAACTAGCAATTCACAAACAACATTAAAAAATCTAACTAATAAATTAAAGTACAAAGATATTTACCAAGGCAGTAGCTTTAACAGATTTCAAAAAGGTTATATGCAGCCTGTTGGTTTAAACTTAGAAGGTTATATAACTAAGTTTTTAAGAAGCGGCGATATTGCGCCAAAGTTTATAGAAGATTTAACGGCCCAGCAGCGTATTAACGACAATAGGCTTAAAATGGAGCGTTTTGAGGGTACTTTAAAGAAAATAGATAATAAGTCCCCAATACAATTAATAGACCGCTTATACATTAATTTTAACACCTACACGCAAGAAAAAGTTTTAGTAATTGATACACTAGAATTTAATGTAAAGGCGAACCAATATAGTTTTAATTCACACCTTGGCGATCAGCAAACAGATATTGAAACTACATTTAATAGTAGTCAAATATCCTATCCAGTTGTCGCTACAAATCAATGTTCTACCTACCAGGTTCAAAATAATGATTTACTTGACAACGTTACAATAGGATATTATGATTGTGAAGGCAATTACCAGGAGTTTATAGTAAATGCTGACAGTTCTAGTAATGACTTTTGCGCCGAAACAGAACCGTTTAGAGTTGCTGGAACTACTGCAATAGAAATTACTAAAATAAGCGAGCAATGTTTAGAAGATTTATATTATTCACTTAGAAAATGTAGCGATGACACAACTGGTTGGGTTACTGCTCAAAATACAGAGCAGATTACTTTAGCTATTAATGATAGGGTTCAAGATGCTAGTTTGGTAGATTACGTAGTTACTGGCGAAGTTAGCGAAGGTACAAGCGTTGGAACGGTTACAGATACTGGCGAAGTAGGTTGTCCAATACCGCCAAGTTTAACGGCGTTTTTACGTTCCACGGACCAATTCCCTAGCCCTTGCGGTTTAGTGCCTAATATAACGGCATACCACGATGGCGTTGGTACATACCCAACAAATGGCAATAAGGTTTATAATACGGCTAATTTAACAAGCCCACTTTCTAGCGGTTCGTATTTAATGGCAAACAACTTTTATATTAGTTTGTTTGGTGGCGAGCCTGGAGAAGTTACAGGAGTTACTGAATGTACGGCGCCAATACCATTACATTATACATTAGAAAAATGTAGCGATAATAGCACGGGTTGGATAACAGGTCAAGAGACTACCGAAATAGCACTATCTAATAACGATAGGGTTAGTGTTGGCAGCGACTTATATATTGTAACAGGAACAGCCACAACTGGCACAAGCGTTGGCACAGTAACCGACACTGGAGAAGTTGGCTGCCCAATTATACCAACAATAAATTATTACACTTTAGAAAAATGTAGCGATAGCAGCACTGGTTATATAACCGGACAAACAACTACAGAATTAACTTTAGGAATTAATGAAAGAGTAAGAGACGCCTCTTTTGTAGATTATATTGTTACAGGTCAAGCGACTAGCGGCACAAGTGTTGGAAATGTAAGTGCAACAGGATTATTTAATTGCCCAGTGCCGCCTTCAACAGGAACGTTTGTTTCAGTTTGGGACACTAGAAATATAAGCGGAGGTTCAACTAATGAATTTAGCGTTATGTTAGGGCTTATGAGCCAAGGAAATTATAATTTTAGCGTAGATTGGGGCGACGGTAACGTTGAAACAATTACTGCTTATAATAACAGAACACACGCTTACGCCGTTAAAGGAATTTATGAAATTAGAATAACAGGAACAATAGAAGGGTTTAGAGTTGTTACAGATGACGATAAAATAATTTCTATAAAACAATGGGGAGATTTAAGACTAACTAGATCAGGATTTAGTGGTACTAATTTTGGATTGTATTTTGCAGGTTGCGGAAATTTAGATTTATCGCAAGTTACAGACGTACCTAATTTTACTAATACCACAAACTTTTATTCAGCTTTTAATTCTTGTACTACATTAACTACTATTAATAGAATAAACGAATGGAATATGGCAGATATTATAAGTATCCAGGCAATGTTCCAGGAGTGCGCTAACTTAAATATTGATATTAGTAATTGGGACGTTACAAACGTAGGTAATGCAAGTGAATTTATGTTAAATACAAGCTTAACGCCTACTAATTTAGATGCAATATACAATGGTTGGGGGCCGCAGAATGTTAAAAATGGCGTTACGGCTACATTTACGCCAACTAAATACACAAGCGCAGCAGCAGCAGGCAGAGCCGATTTAGATGTCCATTGGACTTTACAAGACGGCGGCATAGTATAAAGATTCCCTTTTTTGTTTCTTTGCTAGGGGTGGTAATTTTCGGATTGCTGCCCCTTTTTTTATGTAAAATATTTTTTTAATTGAAAATTTATTTTTATTTTTGTAGAAATTATTTATATATGGATATACGAAAACAGTTAAAAGAAAAGAAGCTATTGAAGCGCGATGTATGCGCGCATTTAGGTTGTACTATGCCAACGCTTAAAAACAAATTAGACGAACCAACTAGGCTAACCGTTTCGGATATTATGGCGCTTAGAGAATTAGGATTAAAAATAGAAGTTTAACCATTAGCAAATTATTATGAAAGCAGTAAACATTAAAGGGAATGATTACATTACAGTAAACGAGCGTCTAAAACATTTTAGGTCTAAATCCACATTTAAAGATTGGGCTATTATTGAGACTATTGAAAGGCTAGACGACAAAGAGGGCGTTTTTAAAGTTGAGATATTAAACGAAAAACATAGGCCAGTAGTAACTGCGCACGCCCAGGAATACCGAGATAGTAGCTATATAAACAAGACTAGCTTTTTAGAAAACGGTTTTACTAGCGCATTAGGCAGGGCGTTGGGTTATTTAGGTATTGGTATTGATACGTCAATTGCAAGCGCAGAGGAAGTAGGCAATGCGGTAAGCAACCAGGAGAAAAAAGAAGATGCTAGGCCTTGGCTAACTGATAGCCAACTACAGGGAACACTTAGCGGTACTAAAGTACAAGCTGAAAAGGTTATGACCGCCTTTAGAATGAAAAAAGAATACAGAGCGCAAATAAAATCTAAATTTAGTATATAATGCAGACGACAACAATACAAGACATCGAGGTTATATACGAAAGTAAAACAAGCGCCAAAATACAAATTAAGGGTACGCCCGATGCAATTTGCAAGGTGCTGCAAAAATTAAACGATAATCAAATTAAATTAAACAAATAATAATTATGGAAAAACAAGAAGCAATTTACGCGGGAAGCGGTAAAACAGTTAGTGGTCAGTATGGCGAATTTTTTAAGGTAACGGTTTGCCTTAGTGATTTACCAAAAGAACACCTATTTGAGTACAACGGTAAAACGTATGTTAAGCTGGATATTTCTAAGAAAAAAGAACCAGACCAATACGGTAAAAACGTTAAGGTACAAGTAGATACTTGGAAGCCAGAAGCTAAAACTGCCAGCTTTGAGACAGCACCAGCTTTGGCAGAAGCTCCTAACGATTTACCATTTTAACGGTAGAAACTAACCTAAACAAAAAGGCGGTCTATAATGGGCCGCTTTTTTTATTTAAAATATTTTTTAAAAATAGTTTGGTAATTAAAAGAATTTTTTTAATTTAGCAGTGTAAAACATTAGCAAATTATTTATTATGAAAAAATTTAAAACATTAGAGTCGGGTTTGGTTTATTACGAGCGCGAAACAAAGCACGGCATTAGAGTTGAGATACTTACGCCACAAGAGGCAGAAAATTATGCGAACAGAAGTTGGTTTATTAAATTATTACAAAAATTAAATTTGATATGATTACAAAAGTAGAAACAAACGAAGTTTACCACCAAAGCAAGGCGATAAGTTCAAGCGCTTTAAAGACAATACATAAAAAATCGGTTTACCATTACCTTAACCAGGCCCCGCGTTATGGTAACGCTTTGCAATTAGGTACGGCAATCCATACGGCGGTTTTAGAGCCGGAAAACTTTTACGATGAGTTCTATGTATCGCCTAAAATAGATAAGCGCACAAAGGCCGGCAAAGAGCAAGCTGCGAAGCAAGTTAAACTAGCAGAAGGCAAAAGCGTTATTGAGGCAGACCAATATGAAATTATTTTAAAAATTAAAGATAATTTTCAGGCCAACGAGCAGGCGGTTTATTATACTAAAGGCGATATTGAACTTTCGCATTATACAACTTATGAAGGCGTAGATGTAAGGGTAAGGCCCGACTGCATTAATAAAATGCTAGGCTTTATTTCAGACCCAAAGAGTTGTCAAGACAATAGCCCTAGAGCATTTAAAAGCGACGTTTACAAATGGGGTTATCATTTACAAGCTACTTTTTATAGCGATATGCTAGGCATAGACCCGAAAAACTTTGTGTTTATAGCAATAGAAACAAATTACCCATATAGCGTTGAGTGCTATACGCTAAGCGAAAAAATGATTGAAGAAGGGCGTAATGCATATAAAAACGCCATAGCAGATTGGAGGTTTTATTTAGAGACTGGTATAGCTACCGGTTACAGAGGTTACGAAAGGAATGAAAACGGAATAATAGTATTATAGTATTATGGTCAATTACCACCCTATAATTGGGGTATTATACACCTTGAAACCTATATTTCAGCAGCAAACAATATTAAGAACCAAATTAAGAAGCTGGACTTGATGCTTGAAGATGTAGTAAGGCAAGAATTTAACAGCCTTTACGATACAGACCCAACAATGGTAACTAATATTTTAAATAAAATAGAGGCGCTAGTGGATAAAATAAAAGGAAGTTCTATTGACGACCTGGTTTTAATTAACGCCGTTATTGATAAGTATAAAGAAAATAAAGAATGGTTTGCAGAATATGGCGAAGCTGACTTTTTAAAATTAGATTAATTTATGACGCCAAAAGAATTATTGCAAGAGAAGGCTGCCTGGGACTATCATTATAGCGAATTAACTTTAAAAGAGATAGCCGATAAATACGGCTTAAGTAAAAATTCAATTAGTTCGATTAAAAACAGGTACCCTAAAATACATTTTGAATTACCGGCTAGCCCGCCTATTGAAAGGGTGGTAATTATTGACGAAGCAGAACTTGAAAGGGCAGAGGTTTTGTTTAAAGAGTTTGGAATAAAATATACTGTTCCTTTTAATTTTACACTTGAAATGCAATTCAATAGCAAAATATAGTAACTTTGCAATATGGCAAAGGTTAATCCATATATGCGGTTTTTAGGCCCAGAAGACCATTTACATAGGGCGGTTTTAAATTATATAGGTCTTCAATACCCAAAGGCATTAATAACGCACCCAGCCAACGAGGGGAAGCGTTCGCCGTTTGAACGGTTTAAATTAAAGTATTTAGGTGTAACAAGTGGCATACCAGATATACTAATATTTACGCCTAGCAATCAATTTAATGGATTAGCAATAGAATTAAAAGCTGGATATAATAAGCCAACAAAAAACCAAACAGAGTGGTTAGAAGATCTTAAAGTATGTAATTGGTATGCAGTTTGGCTTAACGATTTTGAGAACTGCAAAATAGTAATTGACCAATATTTTAAAAACGGTTTATGAAGTACATATACCTTTACTACAACGAGGAACTACAAAAGATAGGTCGCAGACGCGATGTAATTACAGGCGCTAAAGATGGCTTCGAATACATTGGGACCATTACAGAAGTCGAAAGGGAACTCTTAATTGAAATACTTTTTGAGCGCTATGGCGATGGCGATATAAGCCTAAAAAACTTTCTTAGAAACTTTGGCGAACTGAAAACATTTTGCCAAAAAATGAAAATGATACTAGAATAATTTTTATAAATGTTTTTTAATCTAGTTATGCGGAATTAGATTAAAATTATAAAACATTTAAAGCAAGGGTAGTAAGCGCCGCATCGCCGAACCCCCTGCTTTTTTATTTTTATGAAAACAGGATTAATAAAAAAACCAAAAGATTTTACGAACTTTACGGTTGTACCTAACCCAATTTTAAGAGATAAAAATATAACAATGGGCGCCGTTGGATTATATTGTTTTTTATTTTCTCATACTTCTGAATTTAGCATTTCAATAGAGTTTATTATTAGCGCTTTTAAAGATGGAAAAGCTGCGGTAAAAACTAAAATTAAAGAGTTAGAAAACGCTGGTTATTTAATACGCGAAAGGGTTAAGGGCGACAAAGGTTTGTTTATTGGTTACAACTATGAATTGGTTTTGGAACCGGCAGACCGATTATCCGACAATGGATTATCCGGCCGCACAGTTTACGTGCAGCCCGAAAACCGGCCGCACACAAATCGGCTACAAAGTAATACTAATAATAATACTAGTAATAATACAGAAATATTAAAAGAAAGAAATACTACCGCACAACCAAAAAAGGTTGATGCGTCGCCTAAATTTTCTGATTTAGTTGAAAGCGCCTATCCTAATTTTATAAAACTATTTGATGGCGAAAACACTTTGCCTAAAAATAAGTCGCAGGAATTAACTTGGAAAAATGCTTTGCAATGGTTTGAAAAAAACGACTATGATTTAAGAGAAGTTTATGCTGCAATTCGCTGGGCAAGACAAGACCCTTTTTGGCAACCAAACGTTTTAAGTTTACCCGCTTTAAAAACTGCTCGTAATGGAATTAGGAAAATTGATAATATTATGGCGAAATATAAAGTGGCTATTAAGCAAAATAACAAACCAAAAGCTATGGCTTATTTAAAAGGCGTAAAAGAATGGTTTTTAAAAACTAACGCTTTAGGTAAAGTTGAGGTTCAAGCGCAAACATATAACGGCGACGTTATCAATGAATTTTTAATTAGGCAAAACGTTCAGTTTACCGACCAGGATATAACCGATATTTATAACTACCTAAAAAATGATTAGTCAGATACACGCGAAAGAACAATTAAAAGTTAAAGAGTTAAACTCCAGGGGTTGGAATTTAAAATGGTCCGGAGGTGGCTTTGACCATTACGACGCAATAGGCAAAACCTGTACTGGTAAAAATTGCGTTTTAGAATTTAAGTTCAGAAACGATAGCTACAAAACAAAGATGCTAGAGGTTTACAAATACGAAAAACTTTTAGCAATGGACGATTACCTAGTTTTTTACTTAGTAAGCGAACAATATTTTGATTACATATTTGATTTAAGAGATTTAACTAATTTACAAAAACACGAATTACAATGTCCGACTACAACACTATGGGAAAACCAAATGATAACAAAAGAAGTTTTTTTATTAAATGCAAGCGATGCACAAACCATACTGACGATTCAATAGTTAATAGCGTCGTAGAAGCGTTTTTAACGCGTTCTAAGATAGGAACAGAAAAATACGGTACTAACTTAGACCGAAACGATTTAACGACCTTAGAATGGCTTAAACACGCTCAAGAGGAAGCAATGGACTTTACTTTATATCTTGAAAAGCTGAAAACAATATTTTTTAATTTTTCAAAACAGTAGAAAATGATACTAAACAAAATTTTACACGGCGATTGTATAGAAAAATTGCGAGAGATTCCAGATTCCTCAATAGACTTAATAATTGCAGACCCTCCTTACAACTTGAAAAAGAACTTTGGGGATAAAAGTAAAGTTTGGGACGATTTGACTAAATGGCTGGATTGGTCTAAGGAATGGATTTCTGTTGCAAATGAAAAATTAAAGCCATCTGGGTCTATATTTATCTATGGCATACATCATTATATGTGTTACATACAGATATATTTGTACGAGATAGATCTAAAGTATCGTAGGCAGTTTATATGGTTCTATGAGAATAGTTTTTCTGGTTATTCTAAATCACCATCTGCAAATTACGAACCTTTATTGTGGTTTTCTAAATCAGAAAATTACACATATCACAAAATTAGGGAGCCTTATAAAAGTACAGAAAGGCTTAAAAATAAAATAATAAAAAATGGTAAGGTTTGGACACCTAATCCAGAAGGCAAACACGGCGGGGATGTATGGAATTTTCCTATACTTGCAGGTAAGCGTTTTGAAAATGAACGAGTTGATCATCCTACTCAAAAGCCATTAAGTATTAGCAATAAAATAATAAAGCACTTCAGCAATAAAGGAGATACAGTTTTAATCCCTTTTGCTGGTTCAGGAAGCGAATGTGTTGCTTGTATACTAAATGATAGAAACTATATTGGAATAGAAATTAATGATAAGTATATTCCAATAATAGAGGAGAGATTAAGATCCGCAGAAAAACATAATGAGCTATTTGCTAAAGGTGTATAGTTCAGTAAATATCAGACCCCATATTTGCATATTTAAAATAAATTTTTAATTTAGCAGGAACTAAACTATTTATTATGTATTTAAAAGAACTTCAAGACCTTGGTATTTCACTTAAAGGGCGCCAAACAGGGGACGTGAAAACAAAATGTCCACAATGTACGCCAACCAGGAAAAACAAAGCAGACGATAGCCTTAGTGTAAATGTAGAAAAAGGATTTTACAACTGCCATAACTGCGGCTGGTCCGGTTCGGTTAAGTTTAAACCAAAAGAGGATTATGTTATACCGCCTAAAATTGAAATTAATTTATCGGCTAAAATTATTGATTGGTTTAAAGGCCGTGGTATTTACGAGGCTACCCTTGCGCATTGGAAGGTTGGCGAAAGCGTGACATATATGCCACAGGTTAAAAATAACCGCAAGACTATAAATTTTAATTACTACAAAGACGGCCAGCTTACAAATGTAAAGTTTAGAGATTCTGAAAAGAATTTTAAAATGGTATCTGGTGCTGAATTAATATTTTACGGTTTAGATAATATAAACGAATTAAAGACGGTTTACATAGTTGAAGGCGAAATGGACGCGCTAAGTTTACACGAAGCTGGTATATATTCTGTTTGTTCGGTTCCTAATGGAGCGAGTAAAGGAAACCAACGCTTGGAGTATTTAGATAATTGCTGGCGGTCTTTTGAAGATAAAGAGGAAATAGTTATTTGCACCGACAACGACGAGGCAGGTTTGCAATTACGCGCAGAACTTGCCAGGAGGTTTGGCCATTACCGCTGTAAATATGTAGATTTTGGGGAATATAAAGACGCTAACGAAGTGTTAGTAGCTAAAGGTGCCGAAACGTTACGAAGTATTGTAAAGAGCGCTAAAAACTTCCCATTAGAAGGTGTTTTAAGTATATCTGATATATGGGACGATGTACTGCAATACAACGAAAAAGGTGTAACTAATTACGATATTGGTTTGGGCGGCAGTAATGAATATTTTAAACTTGCTATGGGCGAATGGACGGTAATAACCGGAATACCAAATAGCGGTAAATCTGATATTGTAGACCAAATATGCGTAAACGTTGCAATGAAATACGACTTTAGATGCGCTATGTTTTCCCCAGAAAGTTTCCCTTATGAAGGCCATATAAAACGAGTAGCTAATAAGCTAAACGAAACAAATTGCTCAAACGACCAGCTTAATCAAACCAAAGATTTTATTGAGGAGCATTTTTACTGGGTAAAAATAGATTTAAAAAACCTAACTCTGGAGGCCATACTTAACCACTTTAGGGAATTAGTATTTCAAAAAGGGGTTAATGTATGCGTTATAGACCCTTGGAATATGCTCGACCATAGTGCGCAAAAAGACCATAGTTATATAGGCCGAGTACTTAGTCAAATAACACAATTCTGCCAGCAGACCAATACGCATTTATTTTTAGTGGCGCACCCTAGAAAAATAGAAAGCGACAATAACAGATATAAAAAGCCAACGCTTTACGATATAAGTGGTTCTGCGGACTTTTTTAACAAGTGTTACAATGGTATTATATGTTATAGAAATATTGGCTACCCAACGAGTTATGGAAGCGATAGCGTTGATATATACATTGAAAAAGTTAAGCGTAAAGAAAACGGTGGTCTAGGTAGTTTTAAAATAGCACCAGACTTTAAAAATGGCGCAGTTTATAAACCATTACAACCAGGAGACGATAAATTTGAGGCCCCAAAAAGAATGATGGAAGTTGTCGATTTAGATGTTGAAAAAGACCAAATACCGTTTTAATATGGCAAAGCGTAAAACAATAAAACAATACGTCCCTACAGATGCTCAAACAAATGCTAGAATATGGTGTATTCAAAACGATATAAAAGTAATTCCAGAGCCTAGAAGAAATGGAATATTTTTAATTGTTGAGGTGTTAGGGGAGCATAAAGTTTCGCCAGATTGCTATACAAATGAGACACTCACAGGCAAGATTTACGAAATATATGAGTACCTTTACAAAAAATATTTTTAATATGGGAACTTTTCAAATTACTTTTTTTCCAATTTTTGGTTTAATGTTAGGGGTAAACTATGCAAGCGGTCAGTACGAGGCTTTTGAAATGCAAGAGGATGAGCGTATGATACAAATAATGTTTTTAGTATTTGGCGTTTCTATATTATGGTTAAAATAGTATATGGGTAATATTAAAAAAGTAAAACCTAGCGAGCCTAAACCAAACGAACACAATCCGCGTTATATTAATAAAGCTAATTTTAAAAAGCTGGTCAATTCATTAAAAGAATTTCCAGAAATGCTAGAAGTTAGGCCTTTAGTAGTAGACGAAAATATGATTGTATTGGGCGGTAATATGCGTTTAAAAGCAATTATAGAAGCTGGATTTAGCGAAGTATGGGTACACCAAGTTAAAGGCTGGAGCGATGAAAAAAAGAACGAATTTATAATTAAAGACAATTCTAGCTTTGGATCTTGGGACTGGGAAATATTGGCTAACGAATGGAATATGCAGAAAATAGTTGATTGGGGCGTTGATTTACCTAAAGAAATGTTTGCTGACGAAGACGACCCTGTACAGGATAGTGTACAACAGGAATTGCTAAAAGAAATTTGCCCAACTTGCGGGTCTAAAATGAAATAAAATGTCATACGATACAAACGAATTAGAACAGGAAGCACTAGATGCAATTGATAAATACAAGCTATTTTTTATTGAAGATGTCGTTGTTTATGTAAGTTGCTCTAGGGCAACGTTTTACAATCACGGCTTAGATAAATTAGACACTATAAAGGACGCGCTTAGTAAAAATAAGATTAATATTAAGGTTTCGATGCGCAATAAATGGTACCAATCTGAAAATGCTACTTTGCAAGTTGCCTTAATGAAAATGATTGCCACAGATGACGAAGCGCATAGGCTTAATGGTTCTAGGCAAGAGATAAGACACCAGGGAGCAGTTCCGGTAGGTAAAATGTCAGAGGAAGCTAAAAAACAAATAGACGAAATACTAGACAAAGAATACTAAAATGGGAAAATGGAAGCAATTAGCGAGGTTATTAAAGATAAATGTATTGATAGTTTACTATTCTTTACAAGATTTATTTTTAAAGAAAATACAGGCAATAAGTTTGAGGTGGCGCCGTTTCACATTAAACTGGCCCAAACCCTTGAAAAGGTAAATAAAGGCGAAATAAAGCGCCTTATAATTAATATACCGCCTAGGTATGGTAAAACAGAGATTGCCGTAAAAATGTTTATAGCGTGGTCCCTTGCTAAAAACCCAGCTTCTAAATTTATACACTTATCCTATTCAGATGCCCTGGCTTTGGACAATAGTTCGCAAACTAGGGACTTTATTACTAGCGACGCATACCAAAGCATTTGGCCAATTGAATTAAAAAAAGATAGCCAGAGCCAAAAGAAATGGTACACTACAGACGGTGGCGGTGTTTATGCTACTGCTTCTGGAGGTGCTATAACTGGATTTGGTGCTGGTACTGGTGGGGCTATTATTATTGATGATCCTTTGAAGCCAGACGATGCCGTTTCAGATGTTAAGCGCTCATTTATTAATAACCGATACAATACCACAATTAGGTCGCGTGTAAATAGCAGAGACGTACCTATTATAGTTATTATGCAAAGGCTACACGAAGAAGATTTTAGCGGGTATTTATTAGACGGTGGTAGTGGTGAGGAGTGGCACCATTTAAAGCTGGCAGCGCTAGATAAAGATAACAACGCACTTTGGCCTAGCAAACATAGCTTTGACGAATTAGAAGCCATTAGGCAAGCCGACAGATATACTTTTAGTGGTCAGTATATGCAAGAGCCTGCGCCTCAAGAGGGTGGGGAATGGCGTAAGGATTGGTTTAATATTGTAAATAAAGCAGAGATACCAGGCGATGTATATTGGGAGATGTTTATTGATGGCGCGTATACAAAAGACACCAGGAACGACCCCACAGGAATACAAATAAGTGGTAAAGGTAAAGACGGCAATTTGTACGTTCTTAAAAGCATAGATAAATACCTAGAAATGCCAGAACTTAAAACCTTTATTGAAAGTTTTGTAAAAAGCTGCGGCGTGCATATTCAACAGATATTAGTCGAGCCTAAAGCGTCCGGTAAATCATTGGTGCAATTACTAAGGCGAGAAACAAACTTTAATGTAAGCGAATTAAAAACCAATTTTGTAAGGTATTCAAAAATTGAAAGGGCCAGGGCATCGTCGCCATTTATAGAAGGCGGAAGGGTATATTTAGTTAAAGACAATTGGAACGATGCTTTTATACAGCAAGTAAGCACTTTTCCTAACGCAAAACACGACGAACATATTGACGTTACGAGTTACTCAATAGAAAGGAATTTAATTAATAACTTTTTTGTAGTGTAAAATTCGTATTTTTACAAAAAATTTTATATAGACAATGGCATCTATCCTAGACAGATTTAAGTCGCTAGTTACTAAAGGCGCACAAAACACTAATATTAATTATAATAAGGCGCTTTATAACTGGCTTGGCGATTCCATAGTATGGAACCAAGAGAACGACGAAACGTATATAAAGCAAGGTTACCAAACAAACGCAACCGTTTACTCTATTATTAACCTAATAACAAAGGCGGCAACTACAATACCGCTTCAAGTATATGAGGTTAAAAACGTTGCGGATTCTAAGCGTTACAAGTCAATGACCAGCGGTTATATGGACGCTAATGTAATGCACAATGCAAGGGTATTAAAACGAAAGGCATTTAACGAATTACAAGGACACCCATTACACGAATTAATGGAACGCCCTAACCCTGCGCAGTCTTACAATTCCTGGCTTACAGAAGTAGTTGCTTTTGGTAAATTAACTGGCAACAGATTTATTTATGGTATTGGGCCAGAAACTGGCGGTAATGCTAATAAATTTACAGAATTATATGTATTGCCTTCGCAAAACGTTGAAATAGTAAGTGGCGGAATTATGGAGCCAGTACAAGGTTACAAGCTGCAATACAACGGAACGTTTGAAGCGCCAGCAGATTCTATTTGCCATATTAAAGATTTTAACCCAGACTATGACGGAACTGGAACGCATTTATACGGACAGTCGCCATTACGCGCTGGGTTACGTTCTTTAACCGCAAACAATGAAGCGCTTACAACAGGTGTTAAATACTTACAGAACCAAACGGCTAGGGGTATATTAATGTCAGAAGAAGGCGATATAAACGAAGTACAAGCGCAAGCGTTAAAAGATAAGTTCAGAAAGCAGCACCAGGGCAGCCAAAATGCTGGCGATATAATTATAACGCCGTCAAAATTAAGCTGGGTAAACTTTGGATTGCCCGCTACTGATTTGGCGCTTATTGAACAATATAATTCTACTGTTAAAGATTTATGTAATATTTACAACGTACCGGTACAATTATTAAACAATACCGATAGCGCAACTTATAACAATATGAAGGAAGCCAAAAAGGCTTTATATCAAAACGCGGTTATTCCAGAGTTGGCAAAATTAAGAGACGAATTAAACAGATGGTTAGCGCCGCAGTATGGCCCTAACATTTATATTGATTTTGATTATAGCGCCGTTCCAGAATTACAGGACGAATTAGAAAAAATTGTAGGGCAATTAAGCCAAGCTTGGTGGGTTTCGCCAAACGAAAAGCGTGAAGCGATGTATTATGGCAGAGAAGATAACGTACAAATGGACGACTTTTTTATACCAGCCAATCTTATGCCTTTAAATATGCCAGACCCATTACTAGACCAACCAAACAAAGAGTAAATGAACAATGAGCAAAGGGCAAAATGGCAAAAGGAATTTGAAAGCCTTTTAAATACTGCCGAAGCTGCAAGTTTAAAAGAGTTTACTAAATACTATTTAACAGAAAGCAAAAAGGCCGTAGATATATACACGCAAAACGGCGGTTTAAATTCTGCTGACTTATTAGCGGTATTTACAAAAGACGGTTTCCAAAAAGGGTACGAGAACCTTTACGAAAGTATTGGTATGCGATTTGCTAATTGGTATGCAAATAATTCAGACAAATTTATTACTAAACAATTTGATGCAACCCAAGAGCAAGAAAGCTGGAGGGCTTATTTCCGTTCCTATGGTATGCAAGTGGCTGCCGAAAGGGTTACGTTAGTACAAGGCACCGCAAAGGGTAATTTGCTTAGTGTATTGCGTAAGCTAATGGCCGACCCTATATTTATGGCAGAGGGCGAAGTTGTAAGGGCTAGAATGTTAATGCGCCAATATGATAACTACAGTAAATTCCAAGCAAGGCGTTTAGTTAGAACAGAAGCGACAAGGGCTGCAAATGTAGCGACTATGCGTAGCGCTCAAAGCGTTTACGCTGGTCAAGATATGCATAAGGAATGGATTACTTCAATGGACGGAAGGGAACGAGATTGGCACGGTGCTGCTAATAAACAAATAGTGGATTTTAATAAAAACTTTTTTGTAGGTGGGGAATATATTATTGGGCCTGGTAGTGGTAGCGCTAGAAACGTTGTAAATTGTAGGTGTTCTGCGGCGCCTTTTCCAAAGCCAGATGCAAATACAACTGATATTATTACAGGTATAGGTTTTGGCCTTACATAAATAAAACAAAATTTAATATCTTTACAGAAATTTTATAAACTATGATGTTATATAAAGCATCGCCGATTGGCGAACTTATAGACGCTGACAATAAAAGCGGTATCGTTAAAGGTTACGGTTCTGTTTTTGGGAATGTAGATTCCGATGGCGATATAATTACAAAAGGCGCATATACTAAAACTATAAAGGAAAACGGCGACCGTGTTAGGTATTTATACCAGCACAATATGGATTGGCCACTAGGTAAAATGTTAAACCTATACGAAGACGAAAAAGGTTTAGTATTTGAAGCTGAAATACCACAAACTAGATTAGGTAAAGACGTAATGCAATTAATTAAGGCCGGCGTTGTTACTGAAAATAGCGTTGGTATATTGCCAATTAATAAAGGAATGGCTAACGGTTACCGTGAAATTAGAGAAGTAAAACTTTTTGAAATTAGCGCCGTAACGTTAGCAGCAAACGACCAGGCCCTTATATTAGATATAAAAGGAAATGTAGACGTTGAGAAAATAGCTAATAAATATGATAACCTAGCTAAACTAATTCGTAAGGGCGATATATCCGACGAGTTAGGCTATGCTATTGAAGCTGAACTTTACAAACTAAAATCTTTATTTGTAAATGCCACAGAGCCGTCTGTTGAAGACACTTTGCCGGAAACAAAAAACGAAGATGTTAGCGAAGTATTGAAATATTTGTATAACAGTCTTAAAAAATAAATTAAAATGGACGAAAATTTAAAATCACAGTTAGATAATATATCTAACGAAATTGACACTCGTATCGAAAAAGCATACGGTCAAGCATTAGATTCTGCAACAGGAAAAGCAGACGAAATGATTAAAGGCGAGGTTACAAACCTTGTAAACAAGTTTAACGAACTAAACGAAAGATTAGACGCTAACGAAACTGCAAACAAAAAGCGTTTTGAGGCTTCTAAGCCTGCAACTTTCAAAAACGGTTTATTATCTGCATTAAAGAACGGAGCAATTGAAAGCCTTGTAAAAGGTGGATCTCGTTCTGCTTCTTTTGAAATTAAAGCTAATATGACAACTGTCGCAGACTTTACTGGCGAGGTTATTCCTGCTAATAGAGTAGCTGGGTACAAATTTGACCCAACAAGACCAGTACACGCAAGACAGTTAATCCCACAAGGGTCTACTACTTCTGACGTTGTAAGATATGTAAAAGAAAGCGGTTATAATAACGCTGCTGCACCAGTTGCAGAAGGCGCTACTTTGGCCCAGTCTGATTTTGATATGACTGCTGCTGATGCTAACGTAAGAAAAATCGGTACTTACTTCCGTATTTCAGAAGAAATGTTAGCTGACACGCCACAACTTACTTCTTATTTATCTGCAAGAGCGCCAGAAAAATTACTAGAAGTTGAGGACACGCAAATTTTAAGCGGTGCTGGAACAGGTTCTAACTTATCTGGTATCATTACAGATGCAACTGCATTTGCTGCTGGTGGATTCGCTGGTGCAATTGAAGCTGCTAACGAATTTGACGTATTAACTGCTGCATTAAACCAATTAGCGTTATCTAATTACAACGCTGATTATATTATGCTTAACCCTACAGATTTCCACAAAATCTTATTATTGAAAGGTACAGATAATCACTATATTAAAGATTCTGTTTACGCTGGATTGCAGCCTACTTTCTTAGGAGTGCCTGTTGTAATTAACACGGCTATCCCAACTGGAGACTATTTAGTTGGTAACTTCGGAATGGGTACGCAACTATGGGTTAGAGATAACGTTTCTGTTGAGTTCTTTAGAGAAGATGGAACTAATGTAAGAGACGGTTTTGTAACTGTAAGAGTAAGCGAAAGAGTAGCTTTAACTAACTACTTACCAAAAGGATTCGTAACAGGAGACTTTACAACTGACAAAGCAGCTTTAGAGACTGCATAATTAGTTACTAAACAACAAACTAAACCCTGGCTTAACGGTCGGGGTTTTTTTATGTTTAATTGTAGTTATACATTTTGTGCCAAATTTAGCCTCACAAGTTGTGTTTTAAATAGCCTTAAATGACGAATGAAGATTAGCTTTAAAAAATAAATTAAAAATATTTTTGCATTTTGTTTGGTATATTAAAAATTTATTTTAAATTAGCTAAAGCAAAACGAAACAGATATGACTTTTGAAATTTTAGATAACAGACAAGGGGAATGGGAAGCTGGGAACACAAAGGAATTAATGAGTACAGATCCTAAATATAATATACTAATAGAAGCGTATCCTGATATGCTTGATGGGATTGATACGTTAATTCAAAAAATAAAGATTGCTTACCGATTTGATAACATTACAATTACTGAAGAAGAATTAGCAGACATTGAGAAAGCCAAAGATTTATGTGAGCTTAAAATAATTGAATTATGGAACAATCAAGATTCTGCTGAATTT